ATTCGGCTGGCGTTTAGAGAACCAGATGGTTGTAGTTCTTCAGGTCTTAGAGCAAAACAGTAGTTATAGATAAATAAATTGGCAGGGACTGTCGTATGATGATAGTAAGGTTGAACTAGACGAAAATATCCAGCATCGCGTCTATCAAATCTATCATAACCATCTAACTGTATAACAGCATCTGCCATTAAATCTTTTCTTACACCAGTTTCAAGAATACTTGTGCTACTAAAATTGTAATAGTCGTGGTATGTATCCATCTGTGAACGTTTAATGAACCATAGTAATTCTCTTATAGGATGATTAAACTCAAGACGAACCGTAGAGGATGTTGCGCCTATGGGGATTGAAATAGGAGAAGTATACTGTATCTGCTCAATCAGATACTCATGTGTATTACTTACAAAACGTCTACGTTCTTCAACATCAAGATATACATAATCACCATATAGACGTAAATCTGTAATTTTAATAGGCGTTGCCGAGAGTGTATTACATAAAGTAGAATTTCCCAAAGACTGAGTAAAAAAGAGTTCTTGTAATGCTTTTAGTTTTAGATTTATGCGAATAGGATGATACTGTAAAGCTAGTAACGGTAAGTACTGACCAGGGTTTTTACAGAACCAAAAACGTAAAGGTATATACAGTTTTAAAGGACCAAAATTATTTGGTTGAATATAATCGTCAACTTTTCCAATCATATTATTAAAAGCATCACGCTGCATACTCGTCGTTGTCATATTAGACCATATCTCCATCCATTCACCAGTCTGCGTATCAATTTCTTGTTCGCCAATCTCAATCGATATCTCTTCAATTAAAGCATGACCTATTGAATTTACATAAGAAACTGGTGTTCCATCTGATAATGTAAGAGCAGGTAGAGTAACTTCAAGAACTAATGGTCCTAGTAGATCACCTCTACGAGGCACTAAACAAGATAAACGTTTACCAAAATCTGGGTCACCATCAAAAAACATTACTTGTGATTCAACAGCAAAATTTGTATAACGTCTATATACCATTTTAAACCACGTTATTTGAGGATTCCCGGTTAAAAATATATCTTGTTTACCCATTGCTACAAGTTGTAATAATCCTCCATTACCTGTCATGCGACTTACTACTTAATAGTAACAATCATTCTTTTTCATTTCTCTTCGCATTAATAGTTGTTATGGATATTACAATTTTTCGGAGTTTACTAGGAATAGACCCTAAAACAAACTACCCAATTTCTACAAATTACATATTATCAACGGATGGTTTCGGTGATTTACAGTGGCAAAACGTTTTAGATAATATTAGTTCTCAAAACTTTTATTTAGGTTATTTACCATCTACTATTTCTGGTTTATCAAACCAAATAGTAGCCTTTTCTACAGGACAATTACCGGGCACGTTAAGCACACCAAATTTAACAAGTACTGTATCTTGGTTTATTGACCCTGTAAGATATATATCAGCTGGTAATTTAATTAGTACCACACACTCTATAATAAATGGAACCTTTTTTAATTCACTTGTAACAAATGCTAATGATAATCTTGGTTCAATTGGATATATTTCATCATCTCAATTACAATCTACCGTGGTTGGTTTGGGAACATATGGATATATGAGTAGTTCTACTATTTATAGTTCCATAATAGGACTAGGGACTTTAGGATATGTCAGCACATCATATCTTACTAACATAATACAAAATCTTGGTTCTAGTAATTATATTAGCACAGCTTCATTAGTAAGTTCCATTAATAACCTAGGTTCGCTAGGATACGTTAGTTCTGCTTCACTCTTCTCAAGTATAAATTCTGTAAATAATGCTCTATTTAGCACAACAACTGATATATTAGAAAATAAGCAGAATATCTATCTAAATACTACTGGATCATTAGTAATTGGAGGTTCTAATGTTAGTGTTACAATCAGCACAGTTACAAACTTCTATTTCTACAATAGTTTTTTTAATTCAAGCATAAAATATAAAGGGAATAATAGTCTATATACAGGATATAATTCTGGATATGATATTTATGTAAGCACATTAGATACACAATTAGATAGATTTTCTTCTTATACAACGAATACAACAAATCTAAGTTTAGAAGTGCATCCAAATATAATTTTTCCTCAAATAAATACAAATTCAAATCCGCGAATATACCACGTATCATCATTTATACAGTTTAACGGTTCTACTATTAACTTACAACACCAAACTAAATTCTTAGCGATGAATAATTCTGCATCTAACTTATTTCAAGAGAAGCTACGAATTAATATACCAGGTTCTATTATAAATAATAATTATACATATCCTTACTTATTGAATCATAGATTTATCGATAGTTATGCTTCAAATACAAATGTAGGGTTTAATACCAGTAACGTTCAAATATTTATGGATTCAACTTCTTCGTATTACCTCTCCATTCAAAATATAGCACCATAAAAAAGAGAATGGCAACATCTAAGAAAACTTTAAACTTAGATACTCTTCAACTTACTAATATGAAATACTTAACATCAAATAATAATTCGTATCCTTCATCATTTATTCTATATTCGGTTGGAGATGGTTCAATTGGATTTACATCAGTAAGCACATTAACTAATATTGGATATACTACTTTATCTATACCCGGTCAAACATCATTAAACTCAAGTAATACCGCTAATATATTAAATATTGAGGCTTTATCATCAGAACTGATCTTGTCAACAAATCAGATTAGTTCAATTCTTTATATTGGTATACCATCTCTTACAAGCACCATACAAAGCACAATAAACGCTAATCAAGCAAGCACCAACTTTAATTTCTTAACATATCCAAATATTCATTCTTCTATACAGTATCGCGGTATTTCAGGATTGAATCAGTTTTCTACTCTTGCTACAACTACTACATTAAGTAATTCTGGTTCTGCGCAGTTCAGTTCTATTCAGTATAACTTTTCTACATTTTCAAGATTCTTAAATCCGAATGGTTCTTCGCGTATGTTTATTGAATACTATCCTAATTTCACATTTTCTCCCGTTATAGCACCATCTAGTATCTCTAGTTTAGCACTTTATCCTGAAGGGAATTCTAGTATAAAAAATCTAATATCATTATCAAGCCATCTTGTATATGTAAATGCTGCTGGTTCTAATGTGCCCGTTAGACAATCTGGCGTTCAACAATTTATTAATGTAAATTCGTCATACCCTTATAGTTTATCCAGTTTTACAAATCGTCCTACTTCTAATAGCTTTATTCAACCTATACAAGTTGAATTAGATACTCTCGCGGTTCGTTCTAATTTTAACTTTAGTTTAGTTCATTTTATTTCTGATGGAACTGCAGCTCTTAAAACTTCAGTCGGTAATGATGTATTTAGATCAGGGTTAGAAAGAATAAACCTTACTATTAATAATAGTGTAGGTGATAGAAATGTTCTTTTTGTAAATATAGCGAATTCTGGAAACGCATTCTGATAATCAGTCTTGGGAATAAATAGTTATACCTTCTCTAGTAGCAAGTTCTTTAGCATATGGTTGAAGAATACCTCTTATAATAGCTGTAGGTCTATAAGGCCATGGACTCATATATACCGCATTCGGATTCTTATGAGCTCTTTTATAACCTAACGTAAACTTATTACTAAATATCTCGTTATACAATTTCTGTCCATCACTATTTTCTGCTATGTTCATATCAACTTCTAATTTCTTACTGTTAGTAGTATTATGAGATTTTACTATATCAGTAATAGCAGAATACCATTTTAGACATTCTTTTCTTTTCCATAGAGAAGCTTGAAAACTAAACATATAAAAATCATTTCTAGAATTAAAATATCTATACGTATCGCTAAAACTGGGATTATTTTCATTAGGGCCAGGACAAGGCATATATCTTATACAGAATATACTCTCATAATTTTCTAAAATTTCTATAGACTCTTTAATTGATTTCTCATCAATAAATCTTTCAAGTAAAAAATCTTCTTGCATCGGTAAAACCATACTAATATTTTCAGGAAGCAGTTCTAAACTACGTTTTCTTGAATTTAAAAAAGAACTATTTTCCTTTTCTAGAACTAAGAGTTTAACATCGTATTTTTCCACCAATAATTTACAAACTGGATGCTCTGGCTGTTCAGTCGCTAGAAATACTTGCCATTTTAAGTTAGGCGCATATCTTCTTAAAAGAACTAAATGTAACTCCAATATATAATAATAGTTTGGAGTTGAATTAATTAAATATGCTATATTACTATTGTTCATCTAGATTCATACTATCCTTATTCTTTAATTCATTACTCATTTCTGAGTCGCCGAGAGAATATTCTGGTATAGGAGAAGGAGGATAAGGAGGAGTTCTAGATGGAGAATTACTAACTAAAATATTCTCATGAATCGCTTTTAATTCTGGTGAATTAACTGATAAATCTCTTACTTTTGTAATAATTTCTTCTAAACTAATCTTATGATTTTCTTTCGGTTCTTCACGTTTCTTCTGAAATAAGAAAGGAAACTCTTTCTTTGTTCTTTCAAAAGGTGAATACTTTTTTTCTAGTTCTTCAGGTTTAAATCTACGAAAATTAAAGCGATTATTCTCTTCTTCAAGAATTTCTTCATCATCTTTTATTTGACACTCTTTATCCATACTACTACTAATGTTTATAGACTTTTTTTAAACCTGTAAAAAATCAGTAAAATTGTAAAGTGAAAAGTATTGAATATAATTAGCACGATGAATTTAGTAATTGTTGAATCTCCAGCGAAGACTGGAAAGATACAAGGATTTCTTGGAAATGGATGGAAAGTTGTTGCTTCTATGGGACATATTCGTCATCTTGTAGAAGATTTAAAAGCTCTTCAAATTGAAGCTGGTTTCAAGCCAGAATACGAGTTCATGAAAGATAAATATAAAACAATTTCACAACTAAAAGAAGCTGCGAAGTCTGCTACTACTGTCTATTTGGCGAGCGATGATGATAGAGAAGGAGAAGCAATTTCTTATTCCGTAGCACTCGCTTTAAAACTGAATGTTGCGACAAATCCAAGAATTGTATTTCATGAGATTACAAAATCAGCAATCACAAAAGCGATCCAGAATCCTAAAACTATTAATATGAATAGAGTAAACTCTCAGCAAGCTCGTGCAGTTTTAGATTTATTGATTGGATTTACTATTTCTCCACTACTATGGCGGTTTGTGGCACCATCATTATCAGCAGGAAGATGTCAAACACCCGCGTTGCGACTTATAGTAGAAAAGGAAACTGATATTCAAACATTTAAATCTGAAACAGATTGGAGTATTAAAGGTCAATGGTATTCTGATAAAACATCCTTTTCAGGAAAAATGATTGATACTCTTGAATCTGAAGAAGATGCTACAAACTACTTTGAAAATATACATACATTACACTATGCGACTATTAAAGATATAATTACAAAACCAACGATTCATAGCCCACCACTTCCTCTCATTACATCTTCACTACAACAAGAAGCATCCGCACTTTTCAATTCAAATCCTAAGATTACTATGCGTATAGCTCAGAAACTCTATGAAGCAGGACATATCACATATATGAGAACAGATTCGGTGACTATGTCTGAAGAAGCAATCGAAGATGCAAAGAACCAAGTTCAAAAAAAATATGGGAACGAGTATGTTGGTGGTGTTAGTAAGAAGTCTAAAGGTGAGCAGAAGACGCAAGATGCACACGGTAAAGGAAATTCTAAAGGAATTCCTTTAAATGCGCCCCAAGAATCTCTTGGAGCGCACGAGTGCATCAGACCAACCCATTTTGATACTACAGTTCTGACTGACGATTTTACAAACCAAGAAAAAAACATTTATA